CTGCCCCAAATCCTATTGCTACGTTATATGTTCCTGTATTACCTGTTCCGCTCTGTGGACCTGTTGAATAACCTATGTATGTATTATGATGCCCGTTAGAATATGTCCCTGCATAAGCACCTATCGCTGTATTGTTAGCAAGGTCTGCATCACCCTGTTGAAGTGCTGACCTTCCAACCGCTACGTTGTTAGAGCCAGTCGTAGTCTGCTTAAGTGTTTGGTCTCCAATAGCCACGTTATAGTCTCCGGTTGTCATTTGGTGCATACTTACGTAGCCTATTCCTACGTTATTACTTGCCCCTGTTCCCGCTTGGAGAACTGAATAACCTATTGCTACATTACCCGACCCTGCATTACTAGCAGCAGCCAAAGCGTGCCATCCCATAGCGACATTCCAATGTCCTGTGCTAATTCCTTGACCTGCATTATAACCATTGAAAACTGAACCTGTTCCTGTTGTAAAACTATTACCTGCTCCATATCCTGTCGCAGTTATTTGACCAGCAGTTGTTAAAGCAGTAAGAGCATTTCTTCCTAAAGCCACGTTTGAATCCCCACTTGTGATTGCATCTAGAGCACCAACACCAACACCTAAATTATCTGATGCGTTATTTAGACTTCCTGTGGTTTGGTGACCTATCCATATACTGTTGCTAGTGACCTTAGCATCTGTTAAGTCATCTAACCCACCTGCAACGCCACTTGGTCCTGTTGGACCGGGTGGTCCTGCGGGACCTGTGGGTCCTGCTACGGTTGAATCAGCACCGTCATTACCTGCTGCTCCCTGTGGTATGGAAAAGGCAAAAACTTTCGCTGTATTAGGTCCACTTGCTGTGACACCTATTGGACCAGTCGAAGCAGTTGGAGTCCCAAACCCTGCGGCTGCGCCATCAGAGCCATCATTACCGTCAGACCCATCACTACCTGCTGCGCCAGTGTTTCCTCTAGGAATTGTGAAAGCGAAAACCTTAGCAGTATTGGGACCACTTGAACTGATTGAAGCATTCGTTCCGGCATTTCCAGTAGTCACTGTTGGAGTTCCAAACCCTGCTGCTGCTCCTGCCGGACCCGTACTACCATCTGAACCATCATCACCATCGGGTCCAGTAGGACCAGTCGGACCAGTCGGACCTATTGGTCCCGTAGGACCTGTTGCTCCCGTAGGTCCAGTTGGACCAGTTGCACCTTGAGGTATTGAGAATGCGAATACTTTTGCTGTATTGGGACCACTTGCGGTCACGCCTATTGGTCCTGTACTTGCTGTGGGTGTTCCAAATCCGGCGGCAGCACCAGTAGGACCTGTCGCTCCTTGTGGTATAGTAAATGCGAAAACCTTTGCAGTATTAGGACCGCTGCTAGATATGGCTAAAGGTCCGCTACTTACGCTTGGTGTTCCGAATCCGGCAGCGGCTCCATCCGAACCGTCAGTACCGTCATTACCTGAGGGTCCAGTTGCTCCTGTATTACCTCTGGGGATTGTGAAATTAAAGATTTTAGCAGTATTTGGACCTGATGAAGATATAGATGCGTTTGAACCTGCCGAGCCTGTTGAAACAGTAGGTGTCCCAAATCCGGCTGCTGCTCCCGCAGAACCGTCGCTACCATCTGACCCGTCACTTCCTGCCGGTCCAGTAGGACCTGTGGGACCAGTAGGTCCAGTAGGACCAGTAGGTCCTGTTGCACCAGTAGGACCAGTCGCTCCTGTTGCTCCTTGTGGAATGCTGAAAGCAAATACCTTAGCAGTATTAGGTCCACTAGAAGTAATACCTATCGGTCCTGTTGAGGCTGTTGGCGTACCGAATCCCGCAGCCGCTCCTGCCGCACCATCTGAACCATCAGAACCGTCGCTACCATCAGAACCGTCATTTCCGTTATTTCCCGTAGGTCCTGTGGGACCAGTTGGACCGGTAGGTCCTGTGGGTCCGGTATCTCCAGTATCTCCTTTGACTCCTTGTGGTCCGGTTGGACCCGTAGCACCAGTAGGTCCTGTATCTCCAGCAGATGCTAGAAGGCTCCAATAAGATGTGTTTGTTGGTAAAATAGAACCAGAGGATGTGTGAGCCTGTACGCAAATATATGATGATTCGTTAGTGGTGTACTAAACTGCATCATCTACCGCATATGCTGTTGATGTAGCCCAATTACCTTCCCAAACTAAACCTTCCGGTCCTGTACTACCCGCTGGTCCAGTTGGACCGGTAGGACCCGTAGGTCCAGTTGGTCCCGCAGGACCTTGAGTTCCTTGAGGACCTGTGCTGCCATCAGAACCATCACTACCGGATGGACCAGTAGGTCCAGTTGCTCCCTGTGGTCCTGTTGCTCCGGTATTTCCTCTTGGAATTGTAAAAGCAAAGACTTTGGCTGTGTTTGGACCGCTAGAAGATATTGAAGCATTACTTCCGGCTGACCCTGTGCTTACTGTTGGGGTCCCAAAACCTGCTGCCGGACCAGTAGGACCTGTTGCTCCATCTGAACCGTCAGACCCTGCTGAGCCAGTTGCTCCTGTTGGTCCGCTAGGTCCAGTAGGTCCGCTAGGTCCGGTGGGACCAGTAGGTCCAGCACTTCCGGTTGGACCTGTATCACCATCACCTCCGGTTGGTCCAGTAGGTCCGGTTGAGCCAGTTGCTCCTTGAGGACCAGTAGGTCCAGTTGCTCCGGGAGGAAGAGTGAAGGCAAAAACCTTTGCTGTGTTTGGACCACTAGATGCTATTGCTAAAGGTCCGCTTGCTACGGTAGGTGTACCGAAACCTGCGGCTGTCCCTTGCGGTCCTGTACCCCCAGTAGGTCCGGCTGCCCCTGTTGAACCATCTGCTCCATCACTACCCGCTGGACCGCTTGGTCCGGTAGGTCCCGTAGGACCTGTGGGTCCCGTAGGTCCGGCTGCTCCGTCATTACCATCTGCTCCTGATGGACCGCTAGGTCCTGTTGGACCAGCCGCTCCGGTTGGACCTGTTGGACCAGTAGAACCTGTTGCTCCTTGTGGTCCGTCTGCTCCTGTTGGACCAGTAGGTCCGGCTACTGTTGAATCTGCTCCTGTTGCTCCAGCAGGACCGGTAGGTCCAGTAGGACCCGCTACCCCAGTAGGACCCGCAGGTCCCGTTGCGCCAGTAGGTCCTGTATCTCCCCTATCACCTGTTCTAGCAAAGGTCACTATTATATCATCACCCACAGTTAAGGGTGTTGGACTTGTTGAGCCCACACAGGCAACGGATAATTTCATCCATCCGGTGTTATCAACCATAGAAGAAATTGTAAAAATAAGATATTCTCCATGGTCGGATTTCTTAGTAAGTTTCACATGGCCTTTAATAGTCGAAGTGGAATCATCAATAGTTTGAAGGAAAGAGGATATATCTTCGTTGTAAATGTCTTTATCATCAATCGCCATCTCGGTTGCGCTGCTTTGCGTTGCGTTATTTAACCTAACATTACCTGCTCCGGGGTCGGACATTGTTGTTGTGTTATTATAATCGTATTGGAATGAAGCACCACCAAAAGAGCCTTCTGCTCCCGTAGGACCAGTAGGTCCGGTTGAGCCAGTAGGTCCACTAGGTCCAGTTGGACCGGTAGGTCCTGCTGCACCGTCTGACCCGTCTGAACCACTTGGTCCGGAAGGACCGGGAGGACCTGATGGTCCTGTGTTTCCTTGTGAACCGGAACTACCCGTTGGTCCGTCAGGACCGGCTGGTCCCGTAGGTCCGGAAGGACCAGTAGGTCCAGTTGTACCTTGCGAACCCGTAGCACCAGTAGGTCCTGTGGGACCTGTTGCTCCAGTAGGACCAGTATCACCCTTAGATGCTACCACATCCCAATAAGAAGTATTGGTTGGTAATATTGAGCCCGATGAAGTGTGTGCTTGATTACAGATATATGAAGTGCCGGAATAAAATACGGTATCATCCACAACATAAGAAGTACCACTTCCCCAAGCGTCTCTCCAATTCATACCTTCTGCACCTTGCGGTCCAGTTGGACCTGATGCCCCTGTGGGACCACTTGGTCCTGTCGGACCAGATGGTCCGGTTGTTCCTTGAGGACCAGTTGCTCCGTCTGAGCCATTACTTCCGGCAGGTCCTGTTGGTCCGGTCGGACCAGTAGGACCACTAGGTCCGGTTGCTCCGTCTGACCCATCTGAACCATTACTACCTGCTGCTCCTGCTGGACCAGTAGGTCCGGTCGGACCAGTAGAACCATCTGACCCTGCCTGTGCTATAATATTCCAATAACTACTACTAGTAGGGATAATTGAACCCGATGAAGTATGAGCCTGTATGCAGATGTAAGATTGACCGTTAGTTGTGTAATGGATAAAATCATCTATTTGGTAAGATACACCCGAAGCCCAATTACCTTCAAACTCTATACCTTTTGCTCCGGTTGGACCTGCGGGACCAGTAGGTCCTGTTGAGCCACTTGGTCCTGACGGACCTTGTGTACCCGTTGGTCCCGCTGCTCCGGTTGCACCTGTCGCTCCTTGAATACCTTGTGGTCCAGTAGGACCCGTTGGTCCTGTTGCACCATCTGGTCCAGTAGGACCTGCCGCACCAGTAGGTCCGCTTGGTCCAGCGATACCCTGCGGTCCTGTCGAACCAGTAGGTCCTTGACTTCCTGTTGGACCAGTAGGACCTGGAGGACCAGCCTCTCCTTTATCTCCTGTTCTTGTGAATGTTAATGCAACTTCTTCCCCTGTTGTGAAGGGATTACTTGCTGATGAATCAATAGGGCTTACTGTTATATCAAACCAACCATTATCCTCAGCAAGAGCACTTATCTGATATAGAATAAAATCTGCTGTATCATCCCAATCGCTTATTTTAATATGACCTTTTACTGCTGATGTGGAATCGTCAATAGTACGAAGGAATGATTGAATATCAGTTGAGTCTTTATCCGAATCGTCAATATAGAGATGTGTTGCTGTATTTTGTGTTGAATCATTAAACTTAAACTTTCCTGCTCCGGGGTCGGAATCTGCTGTATTACCTAATAAAACTTCATACTTAAATGTAGCCCCACCAAAATTACCTGTTGGACCCGTAGTACCAGTAGGTCCAGCCGCTCCTGTTACTCCCTGTGGTCCAGTTGCTCCTTGAGGACCAGTAGGACCCGTTGGTCCCGTACTTCCGTCATTCCCGTCTGCTCCCGCAGGACCAGTAGGTCCGCTTGGTCCTGTTGCACCTGTATTTCCTGTTGCTCCATTTGGACCAGTAGGTCCTTGTGCTCCAGCAGGTCCGGTTGGACCAGTAGGTCCATCATCTCCAGTAGGACCTTGAGCTCCAGTAGCACCCGCAGGTCCCGTAGGTCCTGTTGGACCAGTAGCCCCATCATTACCTGCCGCTCCCGCTGGTCCCGATGGTCCTGCAACTCCTTGAGTTCCCTGTGGTCCGGGAGGACCTGCTGCCCCATCCGAACCGTCTGAGCCAGAGGGTCCAGTTGGTCCTGTTGAGCCAGCCGCACCTTGCGGTCCTGTTGGTCCGGCATTACCTTGAGCACCTGCCGCTCCAGCAGGTCCAGTTGGTCCTGTTGCACCCGCTGCTCCTGTTGGTCCGTCTGCACCTGCTCTTGCTAGTAAGACAAGCCATACATCTGTATCTGTTTTTATCAGTTCTCCACCTTCGTACTGCCCTATTGAATGAGAAGATGGGTTTATTGTAACCCCTGTTCCGGCTGTAAATGTTAAAGCCGCAGTACCTATATTTATAAAAGGTATTCTTGTTAAGTTAGTTGGGAATGATACCGATGAGTTAGGGGGAATTGTAATAGTGCGAGCAGTGCTGCTGTTCATGTGAAGGACTTTACCTTCTTCTTCTCTTGTAAGAGTATAGTTATTACTTAGGCTTTTGAAAGGTCTAGAATCAACTGCTCTTCCACCTACTGTTGTTCCATCACCAACGAATAAAGCGTTTGATGTTGTATCTTTTATTAACTGCTCTGTTGCAGGTGTTACAGAAAGTCTATTGCTTTGTGTATCTGAAATTAAGTTTTTGTTGCTTGTTGCTGTCATCTAAATCACTATACCTATCATCTTCATAATTGATATGACAAAGGGATGGGCTTCAATCCCAAACCCTAAATCATCCATTATCTTCTCACCTCTAACTCACCCCTAAACTACTAATGACCCAAAAGTTATCACACTCTGAGTTCCACTTACGACCAACGGACCCATATCAAGGCTTCCCTTACCTTCTGCTGAAAGTGTACCTTGAGGACCTATTGGACCGGCTGGTCCTGCACTTCCAGTCGCACCTGTTGGACCCTCAGGTCCCGTTGCTCCTGTTGGACCAGTGATACCTTGACTTCCAGTAGGTCCTGTGGGACCGCTTGGTCCAGTAGGACCTGCATTACCTTGTACTCCTTGTGGACCTGTACTTCCAGTAGGTCCTGATACTCCTGTCGGACCCGTAGGACCTGTATTGCCTAACGCCCCTTGTGGTCCAGTAGGACCTGTTATTCCTTGTGGTCCTGATGGTCCCACACTTCCTTGTGGACCACTAGAACCTGCTGGTCCTGTTGCTCCGGTTGGACCGGAAGGTCCTGTTGGACCTGCCACTACTGAATCCGCACCTGCGGGACCAGTAGGTCCTGTATTTCCTATTGGACCTGTTGCTCCAGTAGCACCGCTTGGTCCGGCTGGACCTGTTGCTCCAGTAGGACCCGTATTACCTGCTACCCCACTAGGTCCGGCTGGTCCGGATGGACCTGTTGGTCCCGTATCTCCAGCAACTCCCTGTGCTCCTTGTGCTCCCGATGGTCCGGATGCTCCTGTGGGACCACTAGGTCCAGTAGAACCTGTTGCCCCATCTTCCCCATCTGAACCGGAAGGTCCTTGTGAGCCAGTAGGACCAGTAGGACCAGCCGCACCCGTGTCTCCTGTGGGACCGGTTGCCCCAGTAGCACCTGTGGGTCCAGTAGGACCAGCAACTGTTGAGTCTGCCCCATCTGCTCCATCACTACCTGCCTGACCAGTAGGTCCCGCAGGTCCGGTGGGACCGGTAGGACCAGTAGCACCTGTTGGACCTGATGGTCCTGCAACTGTTGAGGCTGGTCCTGTTGGACCGGTAAGACCAGTAGCACCTGTTAAGCCCTGTGCTCCTGTCAATCCTGTTGCTCCTATCGAGCCCTGTAATCCTGTTGCTCCTGTCGGACCCGTAGGACCTGTTGGTCCAGTAGGTCCAGCAGCACCGTCAGAGCCATCAGAACCAGAGGGTCCTGTTGGTCCTGCCGGACCTGTAAGTCCTTGAGTACCTGTGGCTCCTGTTGGACCTGCTGGTCCAGTAGGACCCGCTGGACCCGTAGCCCCATCATCACCATCTGCTCCTGTGGGACCTGTCGGTCCTGTATTTCCAGTAGAACCTGTAGCACCTGTCGGACCTGCTGGTCCAGTCGCTCCTGCGGGTCCTGCGGCTCCAGTTGGACCTGTTGCTCCAGTTGGTCCAGTTGCTCCGGTGGGTCCAGTAGGACCTGCGGGACCTTGTGAGCCAGCCGTACCATCTGCTCCAGCAGGACCTGATGGTCCAGAAGGACCTGTGGGTCCCGTAGAACCCGTTGGACCGCCACTTGTTACTGTCGCCCATTCTAGCCCTGTTGCTGCGGAATTGACACGAAGCACTTGATTTGAAGTACCTAATGTGCTCACACCTGTACCACCTTGATATACGGGTGTTAATTCTTGTACCAAAGGTCCGCTTCCATCAACTGCTCGATATAGCCCATTACTAACCTGTACGAAATTACCCATACTTCCTTTTACGTTAGGAAGAGAAATTATCTCTATTTCTGCCTGTTCATCCCCATATAATATACATCCGGCATCAATAGTTAATTTGTGTACGCTTAATCTTGATTCTTTAACCAACTTACTATATAGTGCTGTTGAACCGTTGTAGGTATCGGGAGTCGGATTGTAAATATGAAGGCCATATAACTTGCAGATGAATTGTCCCGCAGCCCCACCGTAAGCCCTATTAGCATAGTGATTATTTGACTGTGGTATTTTTCTAGGGGATGAAGATGAAGCAGTTCCGGGTAGAGAAAGTGTGGCAAATCCAAAGTCTAAATTATTTATTGCACAAGTAAAAGAGGTTGCTAAAATACCCTCTATTCTTATATTAGTGTATCTATCATTCCTTCCAGAGTTTGAGGGTCCAACACCAGTGAAAGTGGATTGTATTTCTAATTTCTGAATACTTATTATTTCCGATGAAGAATATGGTAAAGTCCACTGTGGTCTAAAAGTACCTGTATGGAAAATTACTGTTGGGTGAGGACCTGTTCCCATGTAAAAAGTCCCGCCCGAAAACTTATATTTGAGTTCATGGTCAGCATACCCTACTATTTCTGCATTTTCTCCATTTTTAACATATCTATTGTCATACGGTGCAGTACCGCTAAATGTTAAAGTATATGCTCCTGTTGCCTTTATAATCCCATCTAGTATTAGACCGTTTAGTGCTACATCATTAGCAATACTAATTCCACCTCTGTATCGAGAAGTATATTGTGTTTTATCTGGATTTTCTTGTGGATTAGTACCTGCCGTAGTGTTACTGGTAATTGTCCCAAAAGTACCGGATGTTATATCATCTTCTGATGTATCGTACTCTATTTTATTTACTGCGGCAATATTCCAATTGCAGTCATTAGAACTCCACCAACCAAAATGTGCGGTATCAGAGGACCCCGGAGCAGCGATAGCATTTGCCCCTGTTGGAGAACCTGCGTGCCAATTAGAAGCAACACTAGCATTACTAGACCCCGAATCCCCTATCCAATATAAGTCAGCCATAAGTCATCAAACCGTATTGTCTCCTGACAATCGGCTCTTTGTGCTTTTCGTACTAAATGCTGTTCCACCTACTTCTCTAACCTGCTTATACAGATTATCGGCTCTTTTAGACATTTCACCTAATTGAGTACGGAATCTTTGTTCTGCAAACCGACCACTTTCTTCTGTGTAATATGAGGGGATAGTATCAACCAATACTAAAAGGCAATCCACTGCTACCAATGCTTTAATAGCGGCTTCTTTTAATTCGTCTGTTATTGCATTTGCCGGAGTAACACCATATAGTGTTGTACTCCTCGCCACCTTATTTACTTCAAGGGTTCGCATAGTAATGTATTCACTAATAGTCCCATCGAGAAGTCCTCTTGGGCGATTTAGTAAGTCTCTAATGTTATCAGTTGTTACTGCCATACCACTCCTCCGGTATCTCTATGACCCGCATGGTATTTGGCACTTGTGCTTCATTAAGCCTACCAACAACTGTAACTATATGTGGTTTTGAATCAACAATAGCCCTAGCGTATTTACTAGAGGGAATCCAAACACTTTCATTATTAGGAAATCCTTTAGCGGGACCTGTTCCTCTAGATGTTGGCTTAATAGCCCTAAGAACGTAGCCTTTACCACTTTCTCTTGTTAATAGTATATGTTCTAATTCACTGACCGTTGCTTTGATAGGAAAGTCGATGCCCGAATCTTTAAGTCTCTTAATCAGACTTGCTCGATTGCTTTTCGCCATCCTTCTTCACCTTCTTCACCTTTGGTTTTGCTTTAGGTTGAGCAGGTGGAGTTTCCTCCACCCACTCATTACCAACTCGCCTTTTAGCCATTGATAATCACCTTAAGCGATTATGTCAGTCAATTTTACTATTCTGTTGGTTGTTCCTGCTCCCGCAGCAACTCCAGCATCTTGGTGTTCGTGTATAACCATACCGAAGTATGAAGTTAATAGCCAATCATAACCTAGACCGGGGATTCTTGTTAATTCTGTTTCCATAAATCCAGGTCCGTTGTATTGGAAGAACTCTGCTGTTGTCGCTCCCGGAATCAATAGAAGTCCATCGTTTTGAAGTGCTCCTGTTGTACCTGCTGCACCACTACCGTTACCGAAGTCTCTTGTGTAATGCACTGCTATGTTAGCAATATCAGCCATGTGCTCTTGTAGGGATAGAATTACGTTACCGAACAATTGTGTGTTTAGCATTGTTCCTCGACAAAGTGTTGGAAGCACTAATGCAAGTCCTTCATCACCACTAACTCTAGCGTTTGTGAAAATCTTATCCATAGCATCAAGCATATTTTGCTCTGGGTCTGCTGCTGAACCACCATTCCATTTTGCTGTTCCGCCGCCAACTGCAAGTGTTTGTCCTGCTCCAGCACGAAGGTTAGTTAGAATTAGGTTGTCAATAACTGCTGCTCTGTTGTTAATGATAGCCAATTGTTGTCTGTCTAGTGTTTCCCATGTTTCACCACGTAGTCTTACTGAATCTAGGAAGGTTGTTCGACCTTGTCCTTTCTTCAATATAACGCTGTATGATTTGGTTAATTCTTTGGTTGCATCAACGATTGCGTTATCATCTAATGGGTAGGTGAATGTTCCTTCAACACCTGTGTACCATTTGAAAGTGAGCCAAGGCACTGTTCTGACCCCAACTAATTTTGTTCCGATGGAAATTGTTAAAGACTGTAGTTGGATAAAGTCTCTTAGAGTCTGCTCCAATACAGAATCGCCCTTTCCAAAAGGACCGTCTTTCGCTTCTACTTGTAAAATCTGTTCTAATGTTTGCCCTGCCATTCTTAATCACCACGTTGAGTTGTTAGTATTTACAGGCACTAACTCGCCCACCACAACAACTTTTGCGTGGTCACCCACATACATACCGATAGCGGTAGCACCTGAGGATTGTGTAGCATCAACATGACCAGCAGCCGTGTCTGAAAGATAAACTGTTGCACCTAGATTGTAAGTACCTGCGTCTGCTCGCATCCATAGTACTCCACCGGAAGGACAGTATGTTACTGTACCTGCCGCAACTAATGCTCCATCCACATCTCGGGATGATTCATCAAGTGAAACTGCAAATGGTGTATCTGCATCAGCAGATGTTGTTCCACCTGCCACTGTTAGTAGACCAGATGCCATCTTTAGAAGATAACCGCTATTTGCTACTGTTTGACCGCTTGCTAGTGTTCCGTTTCTTGTATTACTGTTGCCTATTGAACTCATATTATCTCTCCTCCGTGAAGTTTAGTAAATCTTTTTGTGGTTGGCTTAAGTCCTCGTATAGTGTTGCTCTGTCATCAGAAGAACCAAGTCCTCTGTTGTAAGCACTAGCCCATGAATTAAATGCTCTAGCATAAATGCTTTCAGCAGTTTTTAGGTGTGAACCGTTGAAATAATTTGCCACGAAAACAGTATCTCCGCTTACAGCAGGGGCAGATGCCTCTACTATTGCTTCGCTTGCTGCTTCAACAGGCTTCATTTCTTTTACCTCGGCTGGAGGATTAGATGCTTGCCATGATGCAATCAAACTTGTGATTACGTCAGAGGATAAACCTTCGTGTCCGCTCAGTCCGAGGGCAGTCGCTTCTTCCACTAAAGAAGTTCTCTGGCTTTCTGCCGCTTCTGCTTCTTTTGCTTGGAATTGCTCGACAGTCGCTCGGCTAAGAATTAATTCCGCCTGTAACGCTTCGAGCTCGTTTTTCATATCTGGATTTTCAATACTTTCATCAGTCATGTTCAATTCCTCGTTGGCTTGAACTTGAGCCGCACCATACTTAAGGGTTGCTATACTCGCCTTTGGCTCAGCCCGTTTTTCAACATTAACTACCGTTGCTGTATCAATTGTTGCATCAGGATAAGCAGGTCTATGAACAATAGCCAAATGGTCTAATGTAAACTCGCTTGCGAACATAGCATATCCTGTTTCTTCGTTATATTCTGTGGGGATTCCATACCCTCCAATAGATACGCCGTATTCCGGTCTTAACCATAGTCCCGATTCTAATGCTTCAAATAATTCACTTCTATGAACCTCTGCTTCGTACTGGACTCTCCAATAACCGTCGGGGTCATCGGAAGAATCAGTTGCGTAGATAAACTCTGCCTTAGTTACTATACCAACAGTAGCCTCATCAACGCCACCATCCATATTTCTTGAAAACCCTGCACCGTTTGCTTTAGGATGATTTAATGTTAAGTCTGCTCCCTTTAGTTGTTGAGCAACGCTCATACCTGCATCAGAACCTAATTCCCAATTATTCTTATTTGCTCCGCTATGAAATGCTGTACCTGTGATTAATACAACTGTCTCGCCTGTTGTTGCATTAACATACATCTTAGTGTGGTCTACTGTTAGTTTAGTAGAAACACTGATAGAAGCACTAGCAGTTTCTTTTTCTTTACAGTCATCTAATTCTTGACATTCATTTTCACATTCGCAGGTCATAATTAATACCCCTTTTTCTTTTTCTTGCTTATTTTCTTCTTTTTGTATGCCATTATTCGGTCACCTCTTTATCTTGTTTGAGTGTTTTATCACGAGGATTAGGACCTTTCGGTGCTATCTCTGGCTCAGGCTTAAAGTCCTCGCCTCCTTTAACCTTTTCCATATGTAATATGTCTCTCGCCTCATTCTTAGTCATTATACCCATAGTATATCCGGTAGTTGCTCTTTTCATTGATTCACCCCTTGATTCTTCTTCTATTGGTTTGAAAGTCATAATAGGTAAATCCTCTTTCTTAGCGGCTATACCTAATAATTCAAGATGGTTCAAAAAGAGGTGACAACATGATTCTATCGCTACCGCTTGAAGCCTTCTGATAGCATTTATACTCCACATAGAAGCAGAATATGTTGCTGCGAAGGTTGAGCCCCTTTCTTGCCCTGCTGCTACTCTAGGTACTTGTAAAACTGCTGAAATATCACCATTTACAATATCTAGGAATGCTGTTGGGTCGGGGATTGTATTTTTCAAATCAACGTGGTGCATTTCAACATAGGAAGGTAAGATTGGTATTTGGTCGCCACGCAGACCTTCTAGTAATTCTGCAACTTGTGTCATAATGTAAGTTAGTCTTTCTTGCTGTTCATCGGGGTCTGTTATATGTTCGACCGAAGCAGCATCAATTGTTATGTATTGCTTTGTAAGTGCTTCTTCTAAGGCAATTCTATTATTTATCATGTTATACTTGGCTCGAATGGGTTGCTTAAGGCTTGAAAACCTTGACCCACCCCAAATGCCGTATGACCAACGACCTAACCTGTCTTGAAACCAATTGCTTCTATAATCTATACGGGTATGCCATATTTCGTCAGAAGGGAATGATTGTGGGTAAGTACCTTGCTCTTGTAACATATAGACCTTAGCATCCATGATTGGTGATTCCCTAGTTACTGATGGAGGCTCTATACCCCTATCGTCTTTAATGGTCATTTGGTGGATAGGAAGCGACTGAACTTCTGTGATGCCTACTCCTGTTTTTCCTACTAACTTATTCATATCATTACCATAAACCATAAGGTTACGCAGCATATTGATAAGAATGTCGTCAAAATCAATTGCATAAACAAAATCTTGGATAGCATTTCTTATTTTCCTGTTTTTTCCTTTGGAATAATCAATTTCCCAATTATTAGCGGTCAGGCTTACAGAACGGACCGCACCATTTAACTCAGGGTCTAGTTTTAACATCTCATCATACAAATCAAACTCGTCATCATACTTTGTTCTTCTAAATGATTTCTTATGGTCTCTTAGAGGACCTGTATCTTCAAAAATATCACTTAGTCCCGCAACTTGAGCAAAAGATAAGCCTTGTGATATGCCTACACGCTCGACTGGTTTTTTGTCGTTTTCTGTAGTGCTCTCTGATGCTGTTCGACGTAAAAAATCGAAAAACCTACGTTCAGCCATACCCTGTTCGATAGGCCAACGGTGTTAAAAGCCTTCCGTTAGGCGATATACTTAAGTATGGGGTATATAGTGGGATATCTCATGGCAGAAAGGCGTAAGGCACTTCGAGAACACACAATTAAGAGAATAGTACCACATTTAGATAAGTGGACTGGTACTGATGCTCAGTTTGCTAGATATTTACATAATATACACTATGTTGAAAATGGAGAAGGTCCTAGAACGGTTGATTCTTGGAAGGCCACAGTTTCACGATTCAGAAAGTTTTATCCCGAACAAGCACCGCAGACAGACCCTTTTACTGATGGGGAATTAAATCTTGATGACGCAGATGCAACGTGGATTTCTGATGAGCCTTATTATTACAATTCCGAGACTGATGTGTACGTTACTTTTATCAAAGCAGCAGGTAATAAGCCAATTACTGTAAGTGGAGACGTTCACAGGGCTATGAAAGCAGCATATAGTAATATGGTAACAAAAGCATCAAGCGTAGGGCAAATATCTAGGGATTTTCAGATTCCTAGAATGTGGTTTGATGAGTATAGGCGTATCTATGGTTGGACTCACGACATGGACCCCTTTACCGATGAAGAATTAGTTATGGCTGACTCTGTTGATGATTTAGTGGATGATTTGTTATTACGAAGAAGAAGGTCACTACATTTAAGTTATGAAAAGAAAAAATGGGATGAGATTCAAAAAGATGCGAATAAATGGAGAAACTTTGAAGATTCGTTCATAGAACACCTAAAAATACACCACCCTAAAAATAGAGCAATCAAAAAGTTAAGTATTGGAAAAACTAAGCCTTATGCACTTGTTATATCCCCAACAGACCTTCACTATGGTAAATATGGTTGGGAAGATGAAGTCGGTGAAAGATATGACTTTGATGAAGCACGAAAAAGACTTCACGAAGCGACTAGTGCCTTAACATCACGCCTACCCGGAGCTCCTGAAAAAATAATCGTTGCAGCAGGGTCTGATTGGTTTCATGTGGATAATGATTTAGGTACAACAACAAAAGGTACTGCTCAGGATAGGTACGGAAGTCCGGCACAGATTCTCTTAGATGGTTGCGAATTAGCAAGGGAGCATATTGATATGTTAAGAAGTGTTGCGCCTGTTAAGATTGTTTTCATGGCAGGTAATCACGATATGCACTCTACTTTAGCATTAGGGCTTTATCTTAAGGCAACATACAAAGATTGTGAAGATTGTGAAGTAATTCTTGACCCTAACATGAATAGACAGTATGTTGTGTATGGAAATACGCTTCTAGGCTTTACTCATGGTGATGGTGTTAGAGCAAACGCATTACCTAGCACTATGGCTCGTGAAGAATGGGAAAAATGGGGTCAATGCAGATACCGTGTTTGGTTCACAGGTCATCTTCACCATCAAGCACTAAAAGAACATGGTGGTGCATTCTGTATTCAATTACCGTCATTATCCGGTCATGACCGTTGGCATTTCAGAAAAGGTTATCTTTCACAAGCCGGAATGTCTGCTCATTTGATTGACCGTGAAGAAGGTATGATTGGAAGTATGTTCAAACCCGTTCTTGAGGAATGAACGTGATTTATTGCGAATACTGTGGAGAGAACTCTATCTCCGCCCCTTATATGGACCATGACATATTTTTAGATATATTGGGGCTATGTCCGGTTTGCGGAACAATAGGCGGTATAAAGTATGAGTGATATTCTAAGAGGCTTCAACATTGAACGGTCAAGAACAGACTTTAAGCATTTTTATGAATGGGTAGGGTATGTTTGGGGCGACCATATACAAGAATGGGATAAACTTTATAGAGATAGGGGAGATTCGCAGGTTCACCGTGTTTGTATTATTGCTCCACGTGACCACAGTAAATCAACAACACTAAGGATGGTTATGCTCCATCAATGTTTATTTAATACATGGCGTGATAAGCCCTTTACTATATGGTTATTCTCTGCTTCTAAAGAATTGGCCGCTAACAGGCTAGAAGAAATAAGAGGTGATATGATGCGTCATAGAGAACTTAGAAAGTTTATTGATACACGAAGGGGTGGAAAACTTAATTTAAGATTCACAAATGGGGCATGGATTAAGGCTACCGGTATAGGTTCTGCTATTCGTGGTGAGCATCCGGCTTGTATTGCTATGGATGACGTACTCGATGATACAGGAGACATTACTCCCGAATCCACTAGGCATTGGTTTAGAAAAAAGATAACACCTATGCTTTCTCCCGGAACTTGGATGTATTGCGTCGGTACACCTATGGGGATGACTGACCTTTATCATAGCGAAATGCTCGAGAATAAGGCTTGGAAAACATGGTACGGCTCGGCATTTCCTAATTGGGATGAATGGAAGGCTGACCCCGATAATGTTGATTTACAATGCTTATGGCCGGAACATCGGTCACTAGACTTCTTGATGGAACAAAAAGATGCTATGGGGGATTTAGCATTCGTACAGGAATACTTATGTAAGGTGGTAGATGTGGATGCACAGGTATATTCTAGGTATGATACAAGGGCTCATTTAGAATCAACCGATATACTGATGAAAGGAAAGGAATTAGAGGGTAAATATGCAATTGGGTTCGACCCAGCACACGGATTGGGAAGAGATTTTTCAGTAATGGTTGTTGTTAGGCAAGACAAGCAAGGTGACCTTCATTTTGTTGATATGTGGAGACGTAATGACTTTCCCCCTGCGAAGCAGGTCGATGAGATACTGTCTATGTGCAAAAAATACGATGGACCGGCCTTTGCGTGTGAAGAGGCAGGTTTTCAACGCCTCTACGAACAACTACTGCTTGAGAGGGGTGCTATGGTGGACTTTAGGGGCTCTAAGGTCAGTAACAAGATACTAAAACAGGCTCTTTTGAATAGATTGCGTGTTTGGTTCGAGCAACAACGGGTTCATTTCCCCTATGGTGATGATAAAACTAGAAGGACCGTGAATATTATCTTAGAAGAATTAGACCACCATGTTTGGAAGCAGGGGGATATTGCAGATGTTGGTCGGCACAACGATTGTGTCATGGCTCTTGCTCATGCTGTTGACCAATTTTACACATGGGATTCATCTATGCCTATCGCTACCGCAAAGATTGAAGGCAGCACTTGGTTGCAGAATGACGGTAAGGAAAAGAAATCAAGATACGGAAGCAGACCGTCAAGTGGGCGTTATCGGATATTCTAAAGAATCCACCATATCATTAGATACATACCGTCGAACCATAGGGCAAGCCATATAAGGTCATCAACCCAAGTCCAATTTTCGTCATCAATCACGCTCTTTCTTTTCGCCACTATCTAAATAAAACTATGTTTATAATGTCACTCCGAAAAAAATAAGAGAGAATTCTCGGTCGCACTAGGCTGCTCGGAAGTGCGTTTTTTGGCTGTTTTTGGCGGTTCTTTATATATGGATATGGCTAGGGAAGATTGCTGCTAAGTGTTAGGGGTGTTCAGTCAAATAATCGGCTGTTCGGGTGAATATCGGGTTGTTAAAACTAGGTATTCAAAACAAGGTATCGAATATCAGTCAGAAGTTAGTGGCTGTGAACGGTTCTTCTGTGTATCTATCAGAAGCGTCAATCAAGGGCTAGAATTAGCCTTCCGAATACCTATGAAAGTAATCAAGACGGACATGAACAAATCGGGTAAATAATCATCATTTAAGGACTGATTAAGTGGCTTCGGCTGCTAAGTCATACACTTCAATGAATGCTTCGCAAGCAAGCGCACTATGGGCATCAAAACAGAAGGCTTCCGGCCTAATGTTCCAACCTAGAATGCGTGATGTTAGCGGTTCTGTAATTTCACTTGTGAAATTGGATGCGTTACCCAAAGCAGGTAAGGATAAGGCGAAAGCCGTCTTTGACTGTTTAGGGATTAACAACATATCAATCGCTGGCAGGGAAGCAAACTTTGGTGCGATTTGTCACACCCATAATACTGCGGTATTAGTGACAACCCGCCACCAAGCAACATTTGGACTTCGTAAAACAAGTGCTTATGACGCTAGGACACCAAAACAAAAGTTAGAATCTAGGGCTTTGCCTAAGAATCTAGCCGATGGATGGTGCAAAGGTTGTGTTTCCGCTTACAAAGCGTCCCTTTGAAGTGTATGTACTTAGATTAGGTTAGAATGAAGCGTGTTAGTCTTACCGTGAAGATGGGTGAAAATCTATTGGTAAGCATCGTGTTCAATAGCAGATTATCGCAACGAACGATTCTAACAAATGTAAGTGATAGTAAATAGTAAAAATGAACGTCAATCAATGAACGAATTAATTCAATCACATTGGCATAAATCAAGACTATACCTTCCCCGTGAAGAACCGCAATTGTGTAAGTTTCCCAAAACACCCAATATTGAACCATTGGTTACACTTGTAAGACTGTTTCACGGGGCGGGTTATCCAATCCTTAATTTTTCATTACATGGCCTTAAATCGCTTCTATTGACTAAGAATAGATAGGTTGGGGAAATCATGGATATGGAAGAATTAAATGAATTAAATAAGCAATATGATAGGATGATAGAAAGAAAGTTATTTGTTGAAAATACGGCTTTATCTTTTTTCTGTACTTTTACCCCTTTGGGTAATTATCGAAAAAGGAAATTGTTGAAATTAATTAATCGTGATATTGAAGAATTGAAAGAAGAAATTGAAAGATTGAATCTTGAAAGGTTTTCAATATTGATTCATCAGCATGATAGTTACAGTTACGTTATGCGTATAATGAATGAATAATCCTATTGTGGAATTACCAAAAGCCGCCCGTGCTAGATGTGCGGGTGTGCCTTTGGTTTTTTTTATTTACCCTTCGGGTAAGAACTCGACCTAAAGCGACAAAGGTCTCACGGTCTAACTCCCGCCCCTGTGTCGAGGAAAATACTCACCCCGAAACGACAAAGGTCTGACACTATTGGTCCCGCCCCTGTGGAGAGGAAACACGAGACGCCACTCAAGATGACGCCTCGCTTACGTTGTTCTCTGTCTCTTGCTTACAGGCTCGCTAGATAACTGCTCAAGACGGATTCCATCTCTTGTGCAGCCAGAGGCTTGTTGATACCGAGGTCAATAGGCGACCTAACTATCGTGGTCACTATTTCCTCGTGCTCATACGCCTTGTTCTCTTCTATCCAACGACCTTCCCTTACGAGGTGTTGGACCACCTTTACGCTCATTTCTGCAATTTTCACTTTTCTCGTCATTTCAATACCTCTTTTCGCCTTTCGGCCTACCTCCTCATGGCAGCCATACTATATAAACATAGTGGACTCTGGAGTACTCCTTCTCGTCGGAGCTCTCCGGTCAAACTCCAATGGGGAGGTGGCTCGGGGGAG